TTGCATATGGGGCTATCGCCGCACTTGCTGTACTCGCCGCTGTCGCCGCCGTACTCGCCGCCGCTACAATTGGTTGTATAAAACTCATCTAAATTTCCTTGTCATAATATTTACCGCCCTTTATTGCCCAAACTTAACTTCCGTTGTTAATCCCAATAGTGTCGCTGACAATGGCGAATCCACCGTTATTTCAACCGTTGGGTCTGTGCTGATACCACTTAAGAAAGTTTTCTTTGTGCCTGTGAATTGTGCAATGGATGTATCTAATGCCTGTCCACTAAATCTAAAATCAAGTGCCGTACCATCAACACTCAATGCCTGTGTTTTGTTCAAGTTGATAAGTGCAGACACTTTTGTAATCTGTTCCCCTCTATAGGGTTGCCCGTTTATGGTTACTGGCAATGTCAATGTTGTAAGTTTGCTTGTGTAATTTTTACCAACCACAACATTTGTATAGTTGTCATTCAATGTTGCACCTGCCGTTGATGCTCTCGTGCCTAATGTAACATCTGCGTGTACAATACCATCAGCAACAACATTAACCGTTTGGTTAGCAAAGTTATAAGCACCTGCTATGGTGTTAAATTCTGAAATACTTTGTTTACGTGCCCAACCATCTAAATAAATTTGTTCCTCTGTTAATCTTTCCAATGTGTATGATGTAACCGTTGTTGCATCATCTTTGGTGTATGTTCTTTCAATGATTGCATACAATCTCTGTGTTTCTGGTGTGGTGTCCGCATCATTTACAGCAAGAACTTTTTTGAATTTACCACCATCAATTGTAAATCTACTCCAACCTTGTACTTGTTTTTCAACATTCAAACCAAACACACCCAACGTGCCATCTTGCATAACCACAAACAAATAGTTTTGGTTTGTGTTTCTGTGTGCTCGCATAAATGTCAAGTCTTGTGGATTGTCCATTATGTCGTGTGCAACAATTGAATAGTTTTTCGCATAGTAGGAATCACTATTGAAATCAAACACAAAGCCTCTTAATTCTCTACCATTGGCAGAACAAAATAGAACTTCGTTGTCAATTGTTGTTGGACGCAAACCACCTGCTAACGCACCATAACGTGTTTGTAATCTTATGTTCACGTTGGTTGGTGTAACTGGCGCCCCCGTCATTTCAAATTCACCACCACTTGTGAATATAAAAAGAGTTTGTTTGGATATTAAATGTCTAATTACGTTTACTTCATCACTACCAATGGTGAATGCAAAGCCACTATCATCTGTTACACTGCCTGTGGTTGAATTACTATCTGTTGTTGCAACGGTGGGTTTGAAATTGAAGAAATCTCCACTTTGGCTACCAAAAATGGTTTGTGGTTTTAATCTTGTGCCACCATATATCAATCTGTTTTGGTGAAAGGAAACACTACGTGGATAGTTGCCACTAAAGAATGCTGTTTGTTCATATTCAGTTGGACCCGCCGCTGTGGTTGATGCTAAATCTTCTTCAATGTCTATAGTTATTGTTGTAGATGTTGACACTGCTGTGAGTTTTACCAACCCTCCATTTATTCTTATGTAATCACCAACACTAAAATCGCCACTTGGATCTGATGATGCTGTTAGATGAACGTTTGTGCCTGTTTTTGATGCTGGTGTAAGTGTTATGCCATTGTTGAAATTTGCCAATGGTAAAAAAGTGTGTGAAATTTGAGTACAAGTCCAACTGGTGTGTCCTGTTCTTGTGATTTGCACAGGTGCGTTGTCTTCTTGCACCACAATCATTGTGTCAAATGTTTGTGCAAATCTTAATTCATTGATGTTACTTGCGTCCCAAAAACAATTTGATGTTACGGTAGTTGCGTAACCACCATCTTTGTACACGTGGAACTTGCCTGCTTCAAACACAAGCACATATTCTTGTGATGTTGAAAAACGAAATGGTATAAGTCTTGCGTGACTTTCAAAACCTGTTTCATCATCCATTGTTGTGTCTGCTTTGGCAGGTGACAACACCGTTGGATTGGTTCCATCAATCCATTCAAAACCTGTTCTACGCAACAAACCACCTTGTGGTAGTATAAACCAATTCTCTACCGTTTTTGCCGCCGCAGGATATATCGCTAAATCTTCACGTGCATCAAAGTATTCACCAACTTCACCTTGTGTGAAACTATTCTGCACAATCTTAATGTTTGGCATTACACGTTTCCTAATCTTGCTCTAACTAATCTTGCACCTTCTATGTCAATGATTTTTTGTGGTGGTGTTTCCTGTCCATCCACCGTCATTGCTTTTTGTAGTTTTCTTTCAAACTCATTTGCCAATCTATCTTGTAGTGTGCCAACACCTGTAACACCTTCACATATTTCAAATGCCAATTTTGCTATCAACACTTCAATGAAGAATGGTGGAAAGTTGCTTTCATCCATATTTCTGATGTATTCCAAATTCAATGGATTGAATGATGCGTATATTTTGTTGTTCTCTACGCTGTAGTCTTGTCTTAATCTACCTTGTGCATCAAAAACACCTTTTACCCTAATCGTGTCACCTGGTAATTGATATGCTGATGTGTAGTTTGTGTCTGTGGGTGTTTCCACCAATTGTGAAAGTTGTACTTTGTGTGTGGCAAAGTTCCAAAACGTATAGTACATCAACCCTTTTTTGGTATCGTCATACAAGTTGGAAACCACAACACTTTGTCTGTCTGTGCCATCAAAGGATGTAATGGGCGTGCCACCCACTTTAATCAATGCCTGTGATGCTATTGTAAATTTTGTTGCCATCGTGTGTATCCTTGTGTGTGTATTTAGCCACAAAAAAAGGGCGACAGGTTATGCCGCCCTTTAAATGTAGTGTCAGATATTATCTGTTAACTTCAAATGCGTAGATTTGTGTGTTGTCAATTGCAGTTGCACCTGCTGAGAATTGTGCAGAAATTAGCGTTGCTAATTTTTCTGGCACGTAATTCACTTCAGTTGTGATATCTTTACCAACTGCCATACCAATTGCATTTTTGTGGAATGCAAAACACATTACGTCTGCCGCCGCTGTTGTACCATCTGATAATTGATTTGATACAATCACGTTAAAGCCCATCACGTTAGCAACTTGTCCGCTTACTAATGCTGATGAAAGAGGACCATCCTGTGCTGTGATTAGGTTTGAAGTATTATCCAAAATATCTTCTAAACCATTTGGATCAATAAGAAGGTATCTGTCCGCCATTGGAACATTTTGTTCATTTAACGCTTTGTGTGCCGCAATTAGAGCACCTCTGTTTAAATCAACACCTGTTGCAATAGAAGCCGCTAATCCACCTTCTGCCGCCGCGCCGTCAAGTGCATCAATGATAACTTGATCGTACGCTCTGTTCATAGCCGCTGAAATTGATTCCGCATACGCACCTCTGATGTCAACGTTTGTGAAAAGTGTTTCAATGTTGTCCACGTATTCACCTGTCGCATAAGATTTTAGTGTTGCAGTTTCAAATGTAGCCGCCGCCGTACCTGCGCCTGTTTTGTATTCGTTTGAAACGTGTGCAGTTGTACCTAAAGAACCATACGCAGTTGAAGACATAACGTCTAAATCTGTGCCTGGTGCTTTGTTAACAACAACACCTGATTTACCCATTAATGGGAATTTGTATGTGCTACCAACTACGCCACGTACCGTTCTTACGCTACCTTGCAAGTTAGAAGCCATTTGTTGAGAGACGTGTGTTACTTCATCTCCAAACATAGTTGTAAATGTTGCTCCATCATATGGTGTAGAGCCTGATCCGTAAATCGCCATTTTAATTACTCCTTTAAAAGTTTACTTGTTTGTGTCGCGTTGGAAAAATTGTCTCGTGTTGTTGCAGGTTTTTGTATTAGCAAAAATTATCTACGCCTACACAAGGTTTTATCAACTATAGTTGAACACCGTGCATTGTCTCCACTTGGAGGTACACGTGTCGTGTCCTATTGCAGTTATTTATCTTGTATGTGATGACGATAACGCCCCTTGCGACGCATATCCTGTACGTTGTCCCATTGTGTGCCAATCTGAAGATGCTGTGGATTGAAGCATATGGGATTGTCGCAACGGTGCAGTACCACGTTGTTGTCTATGGTTTCGTAGCCTTTGATGCGGTGCAACACTGCTGACAAGCGATGCGTACGCCAAGTTTTACCACCGTGCCTGCAGGTTCCGTAACCATTGTCAGAACATTTGTTCCATTCCCAACAACCATTGCGTACCGTTTTGTGTTGAGCGAGTGATTGACGTGTGTAGGTTTTGTATACCCCTTTGCGTGACATACACTTACTTACGGTGGATATGTTGACGATTAAAACCCAACACTCTTTAAAGGGCACCATCCAACCACGCTGTTAATAGGATATAGGAAAAAAATATAGATGAATGGTGCCGTGTGTATTTAGTGCCACCTATTGCTGAAGCCTATGTGTCTGCACTTGGGGTGGCAGTTGCGGGCTGTTAGCGTCGTTACCAATCACAGAGTGGCACACGGTTATTTATGGTGGGGAATTTTGTGAGTGTGGTGAGTGCATATGCACCATCATTACGGAGAGCAACAATGTAAGAACACCACACATCACAATGCTATGTCATACTTAAACCATCGTCTAAATGGATGTAGCAACCACGTATAATGTTGTAGTACGTACTCAATACGTTTCATTGTTGCTACATTATTAATTATACTTTCTCGCCAAGTGAAAGAGCAAGAGAAAAGATGGAAAAATTTTTTAAGCAAAAATAGGTGAGATTTTTGTCGTAGTAGCCGCCCGCCCACAATGGCAGGATTTTGGGGGGTATGCTTACAAATCTTCCAAAAAATGGAGCCACCGTAGAAACTTTTGGAGAATGCTAATGCTCACAATTGATACGTTCATCATAAAAAGCAAGTAAACACGGTGGTTATTGCCACCACTCTCTGATGGTGTGTACACGCTTGTGCATCGCCACAACATATAGTGCCACTTTGGACTACGGTGGAGGTGGGTGGGATGGGGTGAGTGTCTCCAATATAGTGTTTAAAGGTGTTTGTTTTCCTCGCCTGCGGCGGCGTCTCGCGTTTTTCAGCAATGTCACACAATGTTCTACAATATCAACTGCTCCACAACAGCCTCTATTGTGTGCTCACTTTAGTGCAGTAATGTCATTGCTATCAGTAATATCCAATATATCACAAGTGTTGTTATAACTGCTGTGTGTATCATTGTTGCCAAAGTTCAGTTGGTAAATGTGGTTTGCTTCGCAGTTCAAGTGTGTCAGCAAACGCAGTATCTTCAGTGCATACCCATCCTTGTGTAGTATCTTGCCACTTACCACGTGCTTGCCAATGCTTGTTTACCCACTGCTTTTTGTTTCTTTCAATACCCCACTTTGTTCTAATACCCTCTTTGCCCTGTGTTAATCCCTGTCGTCTTTGTTCGTGTGTGCTAAACAAACTGCTCTTGTTGAATCCTTGTTCACGCAGGAACACATTGCTCAGTCGTGCTACCGTGCGTCCATCACGTATGTGTTGCAGTGCGAAGTCAACATCTTCCAATCCATACCAATGTTCAAACCAATATTCTTTGTGTGTTTTGCGTACAGCAAACCATTTGGTAATAGTCCAATCTCGTTGGAACAAGGGTTGTTGTGCATCACTCCACCAAGTGTACTGCTGTTGTCTGTGCATTTCGTTGTTTGAGTTTAGGCTGAACACGTCCACATCTTGTTGTTGGAATGCACTCTGTGTGTCTATGAACTGCTGTGTAAGGTATCTGTGCGGGTATAGGGTTATGTCATCATCACACATCACACACCATTCTCTGTTGCTGTCATAGAAGTCACGCAACATCCTGTTCCTTCCTTCACCGCAGGGTTTGTGTGTGTTGTCCCACAATCTTGTGCGATAACCTGCTGAACGCCAAAATTCAACGGTTTGTTCTGTTACCTTGCTGTCTCTGGTTGTGCTGGTTAGTATGTCTATAATCATTTAATCAATTGTGCGTGGGTCTGAAAAGTATGTGCTCCAACGCATTATAAAACGTTCAGCATCCATTCTGTTTTCAAATACGAAAGCAAATTGTGTGCCCTTTGCGGCTGTGTGCCAATGATGGAATGAACAGGTTTTTGTCCATTTACACATCCTCTGTATGTCTTGCTGTGATAGCCTATCAAATTCAATCACGTGTTGTTGCATCTTGCAGTGCCTTTAGATGTTTTGTCATTGCCCACCTTTCTTTGAACAGCGAACTCTTGTCTGTGTGCCAACGCAGTCTCTGTGTCAATTGGCGTTGTATGAATTCACAATTGATGGTGTGTAGTTTGTGGAGCAGTGCGTGGTGTTTGTACTGCTCCTTTTGTGCTTGTGCTTGTGCGAGTGCTTGTTCAATTTGACTGCGCCTGCGTGTGTCTTTGTGCTGTGTCAATAGAACTTCGCCCATTATCTTTCTGCGGGAATGCGTTCCATTTGTTGATATAGGCGATACATTTCGTTCCTGTGTGCATCTCCAACTGGATCACCCTGTGGTAGTTTGTATTTTGGATCCGCCATCATACCACGTGCCTGTTCCAATAATGATGCTCGTGTAACACTTTGGGTTGTGCCCTGTGTGTTCAATGGGTTTGGCCCGTTTCTGAACTGCATAGCATCATACAATATCTGTAGTCCTTCCGCTGTGCTTGCCAAAGGTGCCGCCAATGTTTCTGCTTTTAGATTACGTGCAAATGTTCTTGTGGCTTCAATGCGAGCATCATACTTGTCTGCCCACACATCTTTGATTGATTGTTGTTCTTTGGCTGTGTCAATGTTGGGTCCTGCCATCTGTTCCTGCAATTGACGTACACTATCTGAATACAGCGCCATCATCCCCTTCATCTGTTCCTGCGTTAGTCCGTAGTTTTTGAACACGGTTGTGGCTTCTTTCTGCTGTTCATCACTCATCTGCAGTCCCATATCACCAACGAAACCATAGTCATATTCTTCTGGTGCCTTTGGTTGTGTGCCAATCTTCTTTTCCAATTCACTATAACTCTTTGCGAAGTCTTCTGGTGTTTTGAATTTTTCAGGTAACCATTGTGGACGCTCCGCATCAGTGTTGGCTTCTGTCTGTGCTTGTGTTGTTGCTTGTGTTTGTTCTAACAAATTCTCTGGTTGAGTTGTTTGTGTTTCTTGTGCTTGTTCTGTGGTTTGTTCCACAGGCTGTTGCTCTGTGTTGTTGTTTTCTTCTGTCATCGTTTATTTCCCTTCAATAATTTGCTGTGTGTTGGGTTTGTCTCGTTCCAACATATTGTCTATGCGTTTGAGCAAGGCTTGTTGTGCAACTTTGTACACACACGCATATGGATTGGGATTGTCGCTGTCTATTCTGTGTTGGTTTGCGATGCGTTGCAAGTCACCATAAATGCGTTTGCCTGCTTCTGTTTCAAAGACGTGTTTGTATGTTTGCTTCAGTTCATTTGGTTTCATTTCAAATCCTTCGTTACCGCGTAACCACGTAGGTTAAAGCCTTTGCGTCGTGCCCAAGCCAAGTAACCTTTCCGTGCGTCCCACGTGTTAATACTTATCAACGCACAATCATTCTCCTTTGCCCAATGTTCCGTTTGATGTAGCATCAAATCAATGTATTTGGCGGGACAATGTTTGCGTTTCAATATGCCAACCACAACGCAATCTCGCTGTCGTACCCACATATTGTGTACCCATTCCGCTACAAGCAAACAAAGTAGTTCACCTGTTTCAGCATCTTCTACACCTGTGGTGAAACCGTTGGGTTGTAAGTCTAATTGTATCATCCAATTTAACCACTGCGGATCGTAGTCACCGCTGTTGGCTGTTTTTACTTGTTGTTCAATCATATCGTGTAGGATCCACCAACCTTTGGGGTTGTTGTAGTCCGCACCTGATACCAATTTTATTTTAGGTTTGTGTTTCGTCTGTTGGAGGTTGTTGTTCATTTGTCAGTTGTTGTGCCATTCCTTGTATTTGTTGTTGCTGTGCCATTTGCTGTTTCATTTGTTCAACTTCACGTAAGTCTCTGATTACATCAGGCGACATATCCCCTTCACGTAGGATATTTCTTGCCAATTTGGCAACATCAACCTGCATCATCGCGTCTGGTCCAAGTTGTGATACCATTTGTAATAGTTGTAAATCACGTGTGATTGTCTGCATCGCAGTACCTTTACGTACCGCTGAATTTACCACGTATGTGAATGTGCCTTCATCTGTCACAAACTCTGGTACAAGTCCACGTATCTGTAGTTTGGTTACCAATGCTTTGATTAAAGGACGTAGTAATTCGTTTTCTAAACGTAGTCCGTGTGGTCCTATGCGTCTAAAAAATTCTGCTTGTCTTGCCTGCACTTCTGTTGCAGTCATTGTTGGTGATTGTGTTGGCGGAAGTAGTGTATCTGAATACAACATTCTTCTGATGCTTTCTCTTTGATCCTCTACCGTTGCCATCGTAAGGCTAAAGTTGCCTGCGAATGGAATTGGTGTAAGTGGTGAGTCCACCGTTACAACATCACCTGGTGATAGTTTCATATTTGAATAGTTCACCGTTGTGTCTGATGATACTTGCCAAGCACCTAAACCTGCCCAACTTGCCTGTGTTAGTATTAGTTTTGCCACTTCATTTGCTACTCTAATGTGTGGTAATGCACTTCTTACGGGGCTTTCTCCCCATACTTCGCCAAGTGTTTTACCAAAACGAAATATTACAAATGGATTAACTGGTGTGTATGATTGCTCCACACAATGTAAATCTTTGCCAATATGCACACTATACATCAAATCTTTTTCACCTGTGTGTCTATGCACACATTCTAAAACTTTCATTTTCTTTTCTGGTTCTTCCTTTGCCGCTTTTTCTAATTCTGGCATTGCGTAACCATAACGTTCATACACATATTGTTGGCTTTGTTCGTGTTCTCTAAACACGGTTTCAACTTCATCTTTGTAGTTGGTTAAGAAATACAATTGGCTTGTTGGTATAGCCATAAAATCAATCTGTCCATTTTCTGACATTGGGTCATACAATGCCAATGCACCCGTGCCTGCTATCACACAATCTTGTAGTGCTTCTGATACAGCCACATAAAAGTTGCCATCACGTAGTGTTTTAAAAATTGTTTTGTTGGTTGTGTCTAAAATAGTTCTAATATCTGGTGCTATTGTTTTTTTTATTTCTTCACGTGCATCCAAATATGCCCATTGTTGGTTTTGTGGTATGAGCAAGTTAAGAATGGTTGATACTAAATTTTGTACACCATCCACTGCTGTCATATCATATAATTTTGTTCTGTCTGTGTTGCTTTCAATAGAACGCCAAATATCCCTGTGTGGATATGTGAAACCATATGCTTCGCTTATTTCTTCTTCGTGCTTTTGACGTGCGTCTTTAGCCTTTTGAAAAAGTTTCTTTGTATAATATGTATCGTTTTTCATCTAATATAATAAGTTCGTTGGATTGTAAAAATCATCTGTTACACCTAAATAACCTGATGGATTCGCAATCAACTGGCTTCTTCCTCTACGTTGACGTTGTCTACTTCGTTCTTCACTTGCTTGAAAGCGAGCGTCTGCCTCTCTCTGCTCTGCATCAGCCTTGTCTTGTGCTTCTTTACGTGCCTGTTCATTTGCTCTTGCCACTTCAAGTGGGTCTGGCACTTTTGGTTTTGAAAATATTCCACCCATTAAAAATTACCTCCGCCTAAATTTTGTTTAGCGCCAAATGTTTCGCTAATCATTCTTGTTAAAAAATTGCCTTTTGGCTTTCTCTTTTTCAAATCAACTTGTCCTTCAATTTCTTTGCCTTGTGCCTTCATTGTTTCAGTAGCAATTTCATTTTGTTCTGCTTGTGTAAGTTCAGTACCACCTTTGTAGGTGAATACCTTGTCCCCACCCGCATAATGATTACGTTTCATATTATTACGCATTGCACTACCAATGATTCCACCACCTGGCACAAACATAAGTGGTATACTCATTATATTTAATACTTTTTGCTGTGACTTAACTTGGGCTTCAGACAAAGGAATACGAGACATTTCCGCTTCATATTCTTTTCTACCTTGTCGTGTCATAACTATGCTACCGCTTTTGGTACGGAGAGCGTTGCCTTTGCTATCCATTACATAGTTGCCCTTTTTATTCGCCACAGCATCCCAAACACGACGGCTATCATCTTTGCCTTGCATACGGTTTGGATTGGCAATCTGCTGTTTTGTTATGGCTTGTGTGGTGTTCTGTACTCTAACTTCATTTCTCGCACTTCTGTTGCCTCTAATGATTGCATCAGTATAAATTGGTGCACTTGTTAAATTTACACGTGGTTTATTACGGCTACTGCCGCCACCACCGCCACTGCTTGAACTACTTCTACCCATCTAAAATAAACTATTCCTTCTTGCGCCTGTAAATTGTTCACTCACGCCTAACAAACTAAAATAATTTCTACCTAATCTGCTTCTACGTTGTTCTCTCTGTAATAAAAATATTGTTGGATTTAAAATTTTACCTGTGCCTGTACCATCATCTACAATTGGTGTTGGTGTTGGTGTAGGTGTTGGTGTTGGTGTTGGAGCAGGATTATTATTTCCTCCGCCGCCGCCTCCGCCGCCTGTGTTTCTATTGTTGTCTCTTTGTATTTGAGTTGGTGTTCTTTTTTGAATTCTGGTTCCGCTTGAAGTGAAAATGGGTCTTCCGCTTGGTGTTGTTACATAACTTTTACGTGCCCTAACACTTGGTGGTGGTAAACTTCTACTGCTACCGCCTCCACCTCCGCTACTTGAACTTGATCCGCCCATAATGTGTGTACTCCTTATGCTTATTTATGCTTTAGCGATTTGTAATATTTGCCTTGCCACCTGCCATTTGTAGTGGTGATTGTATCAATGGTATTTTGGTAACATCTACATTTGGTTGTGGTAGTTTTGATAGTGCTAATGAAACGGCATCAATGCAGTCATCCATTTTGTTGTATGGAAACTCCTCTAATTGAGACATAAAATGGCTTTTTTCTAAAACACGTTTGTGAACACGCATCTTGCCCATTTTAATAACGGGTTCTAATTGTTGTGCCATAAAGTTTAGTTTGTTGCTGTTTCTAAATTCACCAATCACAATTATTTTCTTTTTCATTTCACGTGCTTTTCTATTCAATTCTGTTTTTAATGTTGGTGAAAAGTTTTCTTCTAAAAATATGTGTCCAATTTTGTACCTGTCACAAGCCATAATTATTTCTTCACACTGCTTGTCAAATTCTTTGTTTTCAGCACCACTTAATTCAATAACATCGTGTACATAAGTTATACCTTTGTCATCACGTGCTGTGATTGCCAACACACTATCATCTCTGCCACGCAATCCTAACGCAGGGTCCCAACCTGCACACATTCTTGTGATTTGATTTTCACCAATCCTAACCACAGGCAAGTAGTTGCCCATTGGTTGTGGAATGTGTTGTATGGTAAAGTCTTCTTCGTATATTTCAATTTTACTTGTTTCAATAAGTGCTTCGTATGTACTGCTTGGTATCAACAAGTATTGTGATTTAAAATCACCTTCTGTTGATTCATTTTTTTGTCTTTCTAACCAATCCCAATTGAACATACCATCTGCGTGATTGGGCCAAGCAAGATTTCCTTCTTTGTCATACACAGGTTTTTTTAAAACTTTGTCATAACCAATTGATTGGCAATGTGTATATAAACTGGCGTGATGATGTGGCGTCCCCACAAGCAAAACTTGGTTTGCAATTTTACCAAACTCCATCACTCTGTCTTTCAAAAAGTTTCGTGCATCTTCTGTGGTAACGTTAGAACTTATTTCAACGTCATCACCAATAATTTCTGTGGCGTGCATACCTGTGAAACCTGATGTGATTGATGTAACCGTACAACTGGGGTTAAGTTGGATGCTGTCTCTTTCAACGGTAAATTGGTTTGCTTGCCAAGTGTACAATTCACTTTTTAAATGTTGTGTGAGTGGATTGCTTTCAATGATAGAACGTATCATCATTGAGTTACGCATTGCCAAACTCTTTTTGGCTGACACTATAATACAAGTGTAGTTTGGATCCATCATAAGACGCCAAGCCACATAGCAACAAAGTATGTAACTTTTGCCTGCGTGCCTGAATACTTGTAATATCCTACGTGGATCCTTGCCTGTGTTTTCTAACCAATCTGCTACATCAATGTGCAGTTGTGGGGTAGTCATACCACTTAAGATATTTTGTGTGTCTAAAAATACTTTGAATGGTAATTGCATTATTCATCTTTTTTGTCAGCGTCTTTTTCTTCTTCTTTTGGTTTTAACCTTTCCATTGCTTGTTTTAACAATTTGTCTGCTTCACCATCTTTGTTGGGTTCTGATGCTGATGCATTGTTTAAACCGCTGATATGCACTGCCATTTGTTTTAGCAATAGCATATGTGCTTTTCTACAATTGGTTAAAAATGTTGCTTTTTGAACGTATTTCGCATCATCTTTTGAGGGCCACGCTTCTTCTGAAAATAAATCGTGTCCGTGTGCTAATTCGCTGTCAAAGTATTGTTGGGAAAATTCCTTTAGTATTTTTTCATAGTTGTCATCAACTACCTTTTTTCTACCTGCCATTGTTCTATGTCCTTCTGTAAATTGCTGTTCTGTGTAATATTTATGTTGAAAAAAACAGCCCCGTGCAATGGAAACTAACACAGGGCTGTAGGCATATACATATCGTTTTAGGAGAGACATAGTTATGATTGACTGCGTCTCGCAATTATTTATACTTTATGTTTTTGGGGTTGGTTCCCACCATTCATCAGATAATCGTTCATATGCTGTTGCTAACACATCTGTCGTAAGCCCACCTAAATTATCTATTTTACATAATTCTTCGTAGAATGCGTCTAATTCTTTTGTGTTTTTGCAATGTTCTAAAAACAAATTTTTTGCTTCATCTACAAGTGTGTCCCATTGTTGGGTTATATTTTTGTCTAAATTAAATGCTATATTTTTGTAATCCACCATATTGCTATTTTAGTAAAATTAGACAATAATGTAAATTATGTATTCCGCAGTAGCCCAATTGGATAGAGCGTCTGTCTACGGAACAGAAGGTTGTAGGTTCAAATCCTACCTGCGGAGCCATACACAAAGCATACACAAATGAAAAATGCCTTCCAAAAAGCCAATAAAATATCTCTTTTTTGGTGGCGTTACTTACTACGGAAATGTACATTTACCAAAAAAATCTGTCCACATAGTCAAAAAACCCCCAAAAACTGCGGAAAATAAGGGGCTTGACAGATTACAAAGTGGCTATAACATATACACATAACATACACAAAAACACAAAAGGAGAAAATGTTATGAGACTAAAAAGGCGTAAACTACAAAGTAATGTTATTGTTACTTACAACAATTTGCCTGAACATTTATATGAGGCAAATGATGATAATGAACAGGCGGTGTACAATATATCGTTTTGGGTTGATGAAAAAACTACAGAAGAACAAGTGTGGATGCAAATGTTAAGAGAAACAATGCAACATATACCTGGTTTTGGTAATGATGTGTTTCCACAATACAAACACAAAGATTTTTTACATCAACATATTTGTAAAATATCAACAGCAACCAATTGGAATGTTTGGGAAAAACTTACTGGTAAGAAACGTGATACTGATTTTGATGGTAAGTTTTATTTCGCAAGAAACCCACAACATATGACAGACATTGAAAAATGGGCGACAAAATATTTGAATATTGGTATTGCCAAAGATGCATATGTACAGGATTTAACACCTGAAGAAAAAGCGTGGTTGTTGAAAGGAATGGTACAATAATGAAAGAAGAAAGAATAGTACTTAAGATGGCAGACAATGAAGGCACAAGTAGATATGTGCATCATTCACTCACTACAGATTATGCACAACAAACAGGCACACATAGAAATGTATTTCAAACTCTGACAAGAGGCAGATTTGATATTGTGAAACACGGTTTCAAATACGATGATTACAAAACTGCTGACAAAGAGGCATATGATGTTGTGGATGATTTGGAACACGAATACAATCAAAAATTGCGTAAGGCTGTTTACGATTACACAAGAACACAATGGGATGTGATGGTAGCAAAATGCGAGCAAATTGAAAAAGATTTGCAGGCAGAACTTGATGAAAAATTGTTGCGAACATTAGAAGCCAACACTGGTAGAAAAAGAAAGGATGTGGCATAGTATGTTGATTACACAAACAGACGATATTAACTTTGGTGACTTTATTAATCACGTCAACGACTGCAATGTTGATGATGCTGAATGGGATTTTGATTATGCGGCACCTGGCCATTTTTTCAACACAGATGATGATACTTTGTACAACCAAGCATATGTCTATGCCAAAATGCACAACTTATTGATAATGGGAGAAAAAAGATAATGACACTTGTAAGGCATATAACACGTCCACATCACGTAGAAGCAATTTTAAAAAGTGGTGAACTTTTACAAGAAATGTGCCACAGCGGAACACAGAATATTGATTGGACTTTTAGGGAATTATTAAAAGCACAAGGTGGTAGACTTGTTTGGTTTACAGAAGAAGGTTTTGCGTCTAACTCACAACAGCCTGGTGTTAAACATCGTGCATTTCATTTTGATGCAGAAAACACACCTGGTTTGTATCGTTGGGAATATGTGAGACAGGCGGCGATGAACAAGGGTAAGAAAGCAACGAAGGCTGTGTTGAATATGGAACTTACTGCACAAGCACACGGCGACGACCCAATGAAATGGTGGGTTGCGAAAAAACCTGTGAGTTTGAAATATTGTACCAATTTGGACAATTTAGAATTGTGTGTGGGTAGAACAGATTTGACTGCTGATGACATTGTTGAAAAATCCAAACATCTGAGAGCAACAGCAACCAACAAATATTTGAGAGAATTGTATGACACACACACACTTTTGATGAAAATGGGTTGTACAACCAATTACTAATGTACGGATTTAAAAGAAGGGAGGAGGCATAGGATGGGCAAACCATATTGTGTTAGTTATTCAAAACTACCAAAAACTCATAACCTACACATAGGTGATAATGAGTATGGCACAGGCTTGTTGTTGGACAAAAAAGGCAACGAGGTAAAAAACTACATACGCAAAAGTTATGCGAATTTTAATTCTGCTTTCAAATTTTTTGTCAAACAATCTTGTGCTTACATAGAACAAAAACCACACAAAGGAAATTATTTGTTGGGTCCTGTTTATTTTGAAAACGATGCTGATGAATGGGCAAGAGAAAATGGTGATATTAAAGTATACGGCGACATTGGTAAAACAGATGATGAACATAAACCAAAACTATATCTGTCATTGAAAGCAAGTGATTGGCATACAAAACCTAAATTCTTAAAAAGGAATTTTGGCATTAGAGCACAACAATTGGGTTGGCGTTATGAAACAGAAATTTTCGTAGATGAAACAACGAGGTAAAAATGTACGCACAAAAGATTAGATTAAATGACGGCGCCATTGTTTTGGGACTGCGTAACAGGACTTGGCATATGCAGATTAAGATTGGCACAACCTACGTCAGAGAAACTTGTGGCACCAATGATTTGGAGACTGCCAAAGCGAAGGCGTATGCTCGCTATGATGACTTGCGTGTACACTACAAAGAACACGGTTCCGTGCCCACAACTGCGCCTTACATAAAAGATTTATACAAGCGATATGAGGCGTGGATAAAGGACGAATACAAGTACAGAAAATATCGCCAATTTGACGGGCAGTTCCAAAAATACTTCTTGTTCAAGTTCGCCAAAATGCGAATAGATGAAATCACAGAACACACTCTGATTGATTGGTTGGCTTGGCGTAAGACGGTGCTTACACCACGTGGCACCGTGCCTACAAGTTCTACCATACACAATGATTTGGTGGTGCTGAAAAACTTTTTCAATTGGTGTGTGTCACAGAATATATTGAAAAGAAAAGCAATACCTGAGTTCCCCAAATATCGTGTTGAAAGTGCGAGACGTCCTGCCTTCGTAAATGGTGCGGACAAGCGATTGTTGTTTGAAGCGAACAGAAATATTTCAATAGCAACACATCCTACCGTGCGTAGCAAAAGAGAAGACTTGTACACATACATTGTGATGATGTTGAATTGTGGTGCACGTTCAGGTGAATTGGCTTCAATTGGCGCCAAACACATAGAAAAAATAAAAGTAAAACAAAAAGGCAGAACACGTGATGCTTATTCAATCCAAATATTGTTTAAGACGAAAACAATCAGTGGCAAACGTTCACACAAGAGAACGTGTGTGCTGATGCCTTCAGCGACACCTGTGGTGGACAAGCACATAAAGAAATATGCACGGCTTGGCATTGACTTGACGGAAAAGTTCTTTCCACAGCATCTGTCATTTGAGAATGGCTTTGACAACCTATTGAACAGATGTGATATGAAAGTGGATCCTGTGAGTGGACTTAACTATTCAGTCTATAGTTTGAGACACACATACATCACACACAGATTATTGGCAGGTGTTACATCAGACATCATCGCATCACAATGTGGTACCAGTGTTAAGATGATTGAGGAACACTATTCAAATGTGGTTCCATTGCTTGCCAAAAACAAAGTGGTGGCATTGGATGAAGACACGGAAGAATACAAAACTTTGGATACCAATTACAATCAATTGTTTGAGGAGGTATAAATGGAACTTGTGGTTATTTCAAATATCATTTTGATGATTTTACTATCATATTAAGCACTAACACTTCGTGTTAGGCTACAAACTCACTTGCGTTCGTTTGTGATTTTCTTTTACAAGTGATTAACTTTCATTTGCTCAATAGACACCCTACAAGAGAATGTCTAAAAGTTCATTTGCCCTTTTTTGACAGCAGATTTATTCGCATTACACAGGCATAATTTTACTTGGGCTCTGTACCTTACCCCACTGCTACGATTTTTAAGAAACACTTTCAGGTGTCATTGTGTTTCATAGTATATGCCTTGTGTTGATAACGCCAACACCAACGGTTTCAACGGATTCACCATTACATTAATTCACGCACTTCCGTATGTTTGTGTGGAAACTATATAGCCTATGTTGGAAGATGTTTGCCTGTGTGTGTAGATATTAGCCTAAAACGTGTGCCTGTAATAATATTTATGTAATATGCCTAAATATGCCCTAAAATGCCTAAAAAATGGTGCTTTATTCCTATTTAAAGCGTCATACAGCGCCATTTGTTACATTATACGGTACTTTATGCTAAAAAGTCAAGTTTTTTCTTCAAATCCCCGTAAGTGCCTGATTTTACTTGCTTTTTTTGACGCAATATTGTACAATAACACACACAAGCAGAGAGACGCATATAAATATTGTTGCAGAGAACAGCAACGAAAAGGAGAAATATATATGGCAACCGTCACTTTGTATGTGTCGTCACGTTTAGATGACACCAAACTAACCTGTGCAGTCACAGGACAAATAAAGAAAAAAGTCAAATCAAATTTGGATGATAGTATGGGCGAGGAACTCGTTCCCGTCAAAGCCAAAACATTTTTGGCACGTGGTGATAAAATTCATCAACAACTTTCAGCAATCCTACAAGCGTTACAAGAATTTGAAAAAATTGGTTGTACCAAAGCAGACAGATTGTTTCTTTGGAGCACAGGCGACAAAGACATTGTGGATGTAATCAATGCGAATAGTTGTGAAACACTACAAGACAACTTCACAGAACAAACCACAAAAGATTGTATTCACTTGTTGTACAAAACCAAAAACGATTTAAGCATACGCATTGGTTGGCAGGATTCAAACAAGAAGAATAGATTTGTTGATGAAGCAATGAAAATGATTGGTGAAAGACAATCAAAATTACCCACTTGGGACAAGGCATTAGAACACGCAAGGAAAATAACAAATGAAAATCACAGATAGTGGTGTTGCAGTTATTGCCATCTATGAAAGGTGGCAAGAACTTATAAAGATGAAAGGCGCAATGCCAAAGAATGACAAAGAATGGTGGGACTTGGTAGATTTATTGGATCCACACGAGTTTGAAATATTAATGGAATATGCGATGCAATCCAAATACATCAAAGCACCTGAAAGATTGTGGGCACAGAATAAACTACAACAACGTCCGTTTAGATTAAGAAACAAAAATGATAAATGGAGCAACTCCAACAACAATCACAAGTTATGGAAAATACTTTTGAATAGTTGTGAACAAATTAAAGTAAAGATTGAACAAGAATAAAAACGAGAGATATTAGTGTGCCAACGATGCCACTAAACAACCACCAAAGTATTTTGCGAATTGATGTAACGTCTGCTTGTAGATGCTGAAGGTGGTTGTTGGCTAATATATCTAATTTTGTATCTAACTTTGCTACTTGTACTTCTACCAATGTCAATCTGTCTGTTTCTTTTTCGTTCATATTATTCACCTGGTGATTTTTCCGCTTGTGTTATACCTGTTTTGGTTTGTGTTCCTAAATCTGTTGTGCCTCTGTTTTGCCAAGTTGCGTGATTGCCTGTTAAAAATACAACTGCTTCACCATATGGGTATGCAGAAGGTAGTGATGGTTGTAGTGGTAATTTTTTTGCGCCTACCGTTTGGTAATATCTATCTACAAAATATCCTGTAAGTGTTCCTACTTTGCTTGGATTGGATCCACTTGATGCATTGTAAGTGAAACTACTACCGTCAATTTCTGCTTTGGTGTCTAATGTTCTTAATTTTATCAAATCATTTTCTGGTCCAAATTGATTTGGAGATGCTTTCTGTACGTTTTCAACCATATACACATTGCCATTTAATTCTGTTGCAACATCAGTAACGGTTACATAATCACCTTCAAGTGTGTTTCTGTTGCCATAAAATTCGTGTAATTGAGGATATGGATTTGTATTACCATTCATTGCACTTGTGTAATCTGGTGTTCCCGCAAAGGGGTGTCCTACACCAAAGCCGCCTGTAAGTGAATTTGGCACAAGCATCTGTAGTACAAGTGGATTTTGTGAATGCACACTTATAACATCTGCTGTGGCGACTTGTGCTGGTACGTGTGTTCCTGCTTTTGTGGTGATGAAAAATTCACTTATGTCACCTTTGAATTGTTGTGTTAGGTTTCCACCGCTGTCTTCACGTGCCCCAATCATACTATTGTCTGTTGCTGTGATTGTTGCAAATGGATTGTTTGTTGTATCACTACTTTTACTATAACTACTGCCTGTGCTTTGTCCTGTCCAAAAACTTTCACCATTGATACAAACTCTAAAACCAAATTTATTAAACGCATTAGTTTCATTTCTTTGTGTGAATGATATTAACACGTGATTCCATTCACCTTTGTTTAAACCACCTGCCGCCTGACCACTTAATCCACCTGTTAAGTAAGATGGATGATATGGAGTACTTGGATACTGCAATGCTGATGTAAACGTCATATCAGTTCCTAATTGTATGGTAAGTCCTTGTTTGGTTCCGTTTGGACTTACACCCCTGTCCGCTTCGCTTTCTACTAATTCTATAAAAATTGTTGGGTTGTGTGGAGGAATAGCAAGTATTGTAGCACCATCATTGTCTACCGTTGCATCTGTTTTTATCCAAAAACTAATCACGCAATCTCCCCAATCTTCTGTTGGTGTTGTTTTGATTTGGTTTACTATTTGTTCTCCTGTATTTGAATTAACAAAAGTAGCATAATAACTTTCCCAATCTCCATAATATTTAGATGATGGCAAATCCTTAAATAAATTGTTGTCATATTCAATTACACTTGTGCTTCCATTGAAATTGATAGCACCTATTCTATCTCCTCCACCACCTTGTAGATATACGTAACTTGGTTGTGCCATTAATCGTCTGTGCTTTCTTCTGTTGTGTAGTGCAATTTGATACCAATCAATTTGGCATCAACTGCCATTGTGTCATTAGCATCTGTTGTGTCTCTTTCTAAATTAAAATACACAATGTCACCTGCTGACGGTGAACCCGCCACCGTTATCGCTGAACTTGTTGGTGATATATGCACATCATTTTGTGCTATGTAAGTGTCATCTGATTGTTGTGCTGTGCCAAATGCTGTGCCCAATGCATTGTCATCTGCCAATGCCACTGCTTTTACTTTCCAAGTAACACCACCTGAACTTGACACATTTGGTGTCCAATATGCTTCAAATGTTATGGTACCTTCGTTCCAACTTTTTGGCATCGCAATTGAAAATTGTGCGTTGGTGTTGCTTGATGTTTGAAATGATAAAGCACGTATTTCTGGTTGCCCCGCTGTAACTTCTAATGTTTCAATTGAACTACAACCATTTGTTGTTGTAGGATACATTGCTGTTGCTGGCACCCAAATATCGTGTGTGCCAATGCCTGTAATATCTTTAAAGCCACCATTCTCTCTTACTTTTAATCTGTTTGCTGTAGTGTCATAGAATATGTCACCATTTGCTAAATTGCTTAATGGATTGCCCGCTCTATTGAATACATTCAATACACCACCTACTAATGTTTTGTTTGTGCCTGCATCTACTTTGAATATTTCGTTGTTGTCGTCGCTGTTAACAACAAAATCTACATCTGCGAAACTTGGGTTTACGATAACCTGTTCACCCTGCATTTCTAAAACTTTTATTTCACCATCTCTGCCAACATTGTCTGGTGTCGCATACCATTCAAGTTTTGTGCCCATCGCTCCGTTGCTGTGGTTTTGTGTTGCTCTCGCAAAAAACTTACCTGGCGTCCCAAAGTAGCCACCATTATCTTCATTGTATGGTGAAAAGTAAAATCCACCTACGATATCATTTAGAGCACAATAGGCATCACTGCCATCCGCACCACTTCTCGCAAACCATACATTAGGAAACTTGTTGCTGTCTGATTGTGCTTTCAATACCAATGCGGGAAAACCTTCGTGTGTGGCTTCAATCTGTATACCCGTGTTGAATAATAAATCTGTTGTTGGTGTAGTGCCGCCACCAATGCTCAAGCCACCTTGTATATGCACGGGAGCATAACCTACTCCATAGGCGCCTTGTGCAATATCAAAGTTACCGCCAATGTCTGGTGCTGTGTGTTGTAAAAATTTAATGCTGTCATCACTTTGCCAATAACCCCATCCGTGTGGTCCTGTTGACACCCCTGCTTTGAATTCTAAATTGCCTTCTGTGTCTACGGTGAAAGCACCCGTGCCATCTGGTTTGATATCTATCGCACCATTTGATGTTGAAACAATGTCATTGCCATTGACGTCCAAATCTCCACCAAGTTGTGGTGTTGTGTCTTCCACAACATTGTTGATTGATACTGCTTGTGCTCTTGCATCTGTGTAGTATAAGTTGCTACCTTCTGCTACATCATCTGTTGTTAGTGTGTCCCAACTTAATTGTGCCGCGCCATCTGTTTTTAAATATTGATTTGCACTACCATCTGCTTGAGGCCATTTTTGTCCATCTAAATACAAGTCACCTGTTGAATATGGTGTTATTTCAATATCATTGTTGGCTTTTAATTTAATACTTGCTGTACTGCCTGTGTTGTTTTGATATAAATTTAAATCACCACCGCTGATACCTGCAAAATTGTTTGGTTGGTTTGTGCTTGCCAAACCTAAATAGTTGTTTGATGTTTGTAAATAAAAGTTACCTACACTTAATGGGGCGCTCGTACTTGCTCCCAAATAAGCATTATCACCTTGTAAAAGTAGTTGTGCACCTGTACTGCCTGATGTTGATGTGCCCGCTGTAAATTTTATGCCTTTGTTGCTGGCTTGTTGGCTTGCGTGTACTTTAAATTCTGTTGTTGTTGTGTGATTTGTTCCAAGTAATATTTCATTGCTTTCAAATTTTAGTGTTGCATTTGTTAATGCATTTCCGTTGGTATCTAAATCACCACCAAGTTGTGGAGTAGTATCTTCTACCACATTGTTGATTGATACAGCCTGTGCCCTCGCGTCCGTGTAGTATAAATTTGCACCTTCAGTTAAGTCGTCTGTTGTTTTTGTTGCTAATCTTGTGTCAAAACGAGTGTCTGTGTAGAATAAGTTTGTGCCTTCTGTGATATGATCCGTTGTGCCTGGTATAGTTAATACACCTGTTGTTGAATTGTATGCTTGTGTACCTGCTGTGCCTAAACTAATTGAACTTCTTGCTCTCGCATCTGTGTAATACAAATTTGTTTGTTCTGGTATGTCCGCTGTGTTTACCTGATTTGCACCTGTACCAAAGTCAATGTGTGTGTCGTTGATGCCATCTGTGTTTAATGTAAGTTGTCCACTGCCGCTGTTGTAGGCTAATGGTGCTTGTGCTGAAATGGCAATTGAAGTTGGTGTGGGTTCAAATTGTTGATTGGTTTGACTCCAAGCCAAAACATTACCATCACCTGTGCTCGCACTCACACCTGTTGTTGCAACATCACTTAAATCACCAACGCTTGCCGCACTAATACGTGCATCTGCTCTTGCGTTTGTGAAATATTGATTTGTAGCGCCTTCGCTTACATCATCTGTGTCTTTGGTTGCTAATCGTGTGTCAAATCTTGTGTCTGTGTAGTATAAATTTGTACCTTCTGCTAAATCTGTTGTGGTTAGATTTGATAACGATGAAACCGTTCCTGTAACATCACCTGTGACATCACCTGTTACATTACCAACCAAATTACTTGTGATGGTTGAGGCTGTGAATGTATTGGTAACGAGTAAATCACCATCACCATCAAATGTTAAAACTTTGTTTTGTCTGTTGGTACGTGTTGGTAGTGTTGAATCCGCTGTTGCTACAACTTCAGAAGCAGGAAACTTTAGTGAATTACTTTCATTGCTTTCAATGTTATCTTGTAGTGCCATCACAATGTTGTCAAACTCTGCGTTCAAATCTTTGGATGTTAAACTACCCCCTCTTTGGAAGTCAACCGTTCTGCTCAATTCAACATCACGTATGATTGTGATTACTGCGTCTGTGGCAGGTGCTGTTACGAATTGTACCGTACCACCCTTGTTACTGCCATCGCCTGTGTCTAATAAAACCGTATAATGTGTTGTGTATGTTTGTAGAACACCATCTACATACACTTCTAAATCACCCGTGTTTTTCATTGCTGTACCAAACAAACCTGTGGTTACCGTAATTGTTGCACCTGATACCGTTGTGCCTGCTGTATCTGTTAAATCAACTTGTGTGCCGCTGTTGCGTGTATTGATTGTAGAAACTAAATCTGCACCTCCACTACCCGCACCATTTATTGTAATGCTTTTGCCTTGTAGTGCTGATGTGTAAAAAAAGTCTGCTGTAGTAACGTTTAGTGTTGTGCTACCACTTGTGATTGATGCTGTGCTGTCAGTTATGGTGTTGCCTGTTTGTAGGGCTGGCACAACAAAGGTAAATGTAAAGTCTGTGCTACTATTGTTACCTGTGTATTGTACGCTTGGTGTTACGTTTGATACTGCCATATTGTGTGTCCTTCATAATATTTACCTAAAATATATCTGGTAAACTTTCATATAATACGTTGTTGTAATTTCCGTTTCTGCGTTCTTCTCTCGCACGTTTGTCTAATCTTCTTTCTCTTTCACGCCATCCTTTTGGATCCGCAATTTCTTGTAATGCTTCGTGTACATATTTTCTAATAACCATTCTTGCCCACCACAAGTTTTGCAGTGGTATTGTGTCTGCCAATGTTCTTGTTAATGGACGTAAAGTTTTTCTAAAATCTTCATCATCTGTGAAAGGTGTTTGTGCTAAATTTAGTGCACCACTTGTTAATTTTGCGGCATCTGAAAACACAGGACCCAATAGTCCAAATATAATATCTTCACCACGTATGTATTGTTTTTCACCTGTGGTTATTGCTGTAAACAAATCTTCACCACCCACTTGTAAAAACAAGTCTGAGGCAATACCTGCTCCACCACCTGTTACCAATGCACGTGCCCACGCTTTACCACCTTGTAATGGTTCTCTACCTGCCGCATAATCTTTGGCTTGATTGATAAAGTAACCCATTGCTGATAAGGCGGCTATCTGTGCGGAGCCATACATCAACATATTCATTGTGCCATTTTGTTTTTTGTATCTGTAAAAAGTTTTACGCCACACAGCAACAGCAATACCTTTAAACTGCGTTGCCGCTTTGATAAGTGCACCTATTACTCTTCTATCGTCTGAAAAGAATGTTGCCAATGCTCTGTCATAGTCATTGCCTTCAATGGTTAGTGTTTTACCCACATCATTAAACAATGTTGTCATTTTTGTACGCAATGATTGATTACCAAATGCTGTTTCAAACACCTGTTCATCAAGCAATCGCATATTAACAAAACCTCTTTCATTGATTGGTTGTGTTCTTAACAATCTTGTCCAAGCGGGCTCGCCACCTCTGCTTACATCATCAATACCATATTTTTTCAATGCACCTTGTAATGGTTTTGGCAAATCCTTAAATGCAGTTTTGTTGGTTATGAATGTGCCAAGTTTTCTACTCATAATACCTTGTACAGCACCACGTGTTGCCATTGTCCATTGTTGTAAGAAACTTATCTTCATTGACTTTTGTGCAATGTAATCAACTGCTTTGTGTCCCTTGCCTGTGATGGTACTGCCTGCTGTGTTGTTGTCTGAAAGTCTGCCAACCATATCATCAAACACCAATGCCGCCTCTTGTGCCCAACGTTTTTCTTCATTCAAAGAAAGTTTGAAAGGATTGGTTAGTAGTTTGATTGTTTGTGAAAAGTCCAAACTAAACAAACCTTTACCTGCGATAATGGCTGTTGGTATGTCCAATGTGGCTGTGATTGGTGCACTACCTAATTTTGATGCAACCTGTAAATTTAAAAAACTTTGTATCCAAGCATATGAATTGTTGTATTCATAATCGTGTGGATTAAGAACTTGATCCAATTTATCCAACGCACCATTCATTGCTGATGACTTTTTAACGGTACGTGCTGTTCTATTGATAAAGTTTACCATCTGTTGTGGATTGCTACCTAAAAATTGTCTAATAGCAGTGTCACGTGTAAATTCACCAATGTCTGTCATCAATTGTTGCTGTAAGCCAACACGTGAATATGATTTGTGGATACGTAAAAATGTTTCACCATCTTTCCATTGTAGGACTGGTTGCTTACGTCTTAAAAACTTTTGGCTTCTGCCTTTCTGTGCTGTGTCACCTGCTGTACGCCAATTGGCATTACCTTGTGTTAGATGTTCATACAAATCATCTAATACTTTTTCTCTTTGTATGGTTGTGCCGTGTACACCTTCATCTAACTCATTAATGTGTTTTTGAATAAACTCTTGTTTGCCCATTTTAGCAACAATGTCTTTGTCCCAAACTATTCTTGTTCTTGCTGTGGCAAATGATGCTTTATCACCCGCAACAATTCTGTTGGCAACCAAACCCATTTTAAGTTCATAAAATTCTTTTGCTATGTTGAATGCTTCAACATTTTTTGTAGTGCTGTCATTACGTGTAGGATTGTTTTCTATTTCAAATAATTCTTTGTAAAATGCTTCATAATTTTTTTTGTTGGCAATGTAATCATCAAATGTCTTGCCTGATATTCTTAATGTAATTTCATTAAAGTCTTGTAAGAAATTGTTTTGTTGTGATTTGATAAGTTCTAAAAATGGAACACTGCCACGTGTGTCATTGGTATCAAATATCATACTCACCAATGCTTTTTCTGTGGCTTTGTCTAATGATAGATTTTGTTCATCCATCAATGCTTGTATGTTGTTTTGTAAATCTCTTTTGAATGTTGATGTTTTTTGGAAACTATCTGCTTGTGCCATAAAGTCATCTAATAGTTCTAAAACTTCTACATTGGTTTCATCTTCAACTATTTTGTCAGTGAACTTAACACCATCAACTTCTGCTTCAGCATCAATACCTTGTGTTTGTGAACTACGTCTTATTTCCGTGTGTTCAGTATCAAGTTGTTCACGTGTGTTCTTGTCTAACTTTTGTCCTGTGTCTTTTTCAAAATTATCAAAACATACTTTTGCCATTGTTACGCTCCATTAGTAATCATACAAGTATGAAACTTTTTCTTTGCTTCTCGTTTGGTTTGCAGTGCTTTTACTTTGGTTTCAAAAGCAATCACACTATTTCTAAATGCTGTCTGTTCCACGTCTAACCTACCTGCATCAAAATCTTTGATTGGCACAATAGTTCTGTTGCCCGCATCATCTTTTACAATTCTGTAACCAATTTCACTCATTGTTCTTTCACTCACAATTGGTTGTGATAAGAACGCCGCCATTGCACCTTCTGGTGTTGCATTGTTGGTAAAGTTTTTGCCACGTATTGAATTAACAGCAACTTGTTCGTCACCATCTGTTTCATTTAGTGCTTTGGTTACTTTGCTAATGTTGTCTTTGATTTTTTGTTTACCACTACGTGCATCAATGTTCACTGCTTCTGCATCTTCATCAACACGTCTTGCTGTTGAATTAACACGTCCCACAAATGAATGTTGTTCATTTAAGAATTGTGTTTTAACTGCTTCCAATTCATCGTTGGTAAGTTTTTTACCTCTTCTTATTTGTCCATTTGCTCTTTGTTTAACAATGTAACCTGCTGTTATTTCACCTGTCACTTCATCAATCTCTAAATCATATCTTTCATCACCAACCAACACTCTAAATCTATCAATTTTATCTCCACCAAGTTGTGTGTTGGCATTTTGCTCTGTTACAATTTGATTGATACGTTCATCAATGTTGTCAGGTGTAAGTGTTTCTGTTTTACCTTCACTTGTGATTTTGATTGTGTCTTTGCTACTTAATTCTCTTACGGTTGGCAATATACGTGCAACGTTTTCTATTTTGCCTGTGAGTTTGATTGCACCATCTTCATCAATTTCTAATTTTACTCTGCCCGCATCACCTGAAGCATACACTCTACCATCTGATGAAATATGTATGGCACCTTCAATACCATCAATATCAAAACTTCTTATAAAGTTTGCTGATGTAGATGCTGTGCCACTTACTTTTGTTGCTGTACCTCTGCTGTGTGCCGCATTGATATCAATTACGGTGTTTGGTGGTGCTATTGTGCTGTCTTTAATTTCTACGTCGTGTATTTCAGTTTCTTTTATTAATGCTGTGTCACCTGTCTTTGTTGTGCCCATTGCACGTGCAAATTTTCCAAAGCCTGTGCCCAACACACTTAATCCATAACCTGCGCCAAAGGCAAAACCTGCGTTGATGGCGTGGTCCTTAAATGTTAAATCTCTGCCACGTATTTCTTCTGTGCTTTCTGCCAATGGTGCATATATGGCTGTGTCTAATATTGCATTGCCAACACCAATTGCTAAACTTTTGCCTAACAAACTTGCACCAAAACCCACTGGTATAATGTTGATTGGATCCAACATAGCGCCTGCAAAGGTACCACCAAATTGTGCGGCTTTACCCCAACCACTTGCTCTGTTTGAAAGTATTTCTGCTGTTTCTACTTGTGCTCTGTAGTCTCTGATATTTTTTGCTACATCAGTTGTAAGTTCTTCATACCAATCAATGTCTTCAACATAGTATGGATGTTGTTCATTCCAATCTTCTTGTGTGATACGATTTTCACCACGTTTGGCTTTTTCTTTGAGTGTTAAGTCTTGTACTAAACCAATACTGGTTTCTTTGAATCCAAGTCCAACACCTGCACCAAAGTTTTCACCTACGGTACTTGGTGGAACATAAACATCACTTAATGTTCTCTCTTGTTGTAAACCAAAACGTTCATCAATTTTAACTGCCATTTTATAAATCCAAATCTGGTGTTAAATCTATTTCAGTTAAACCTAATGCTTCTTGTGCCGCTTCACCTTGTAAAATAATTTCACCATCACTTAATGTTGCATCATTGTCTATGTCTGCTGTTGTGGTTATTTCACTGCGATATGTTTTGCTTATTTCAATAGCAAAACTTTCTAATGCACGGAGTGGAGTCATTTCTCCACCATACTCACCTTTGAATGTACGTTTGTTGTTGTCAGCCCAACCTTCCATAACTAATCTTTTGATTGTTGGGTTGCTTAATGCATCACCAAGTCTCTGTATGTTGTTGTCTGATAACCAATCAAGCATCCAACTTTCAATTTCACCATCTCTTATGTAAAAACTAATTGCGTGTAATCTTTTTTGGTCTTCGCTGTCTAATGTTAATTCTTCTGCGTGTATATCAAAATATTTTATTTTGCCATCTGATGTTTGTGTTTCTTCAAAGAATGCTTCGTACAATAAATCTACTTTGTCATTACCTTCCAATGGTACTTGCTTGTCAACAAATTTATTATCTCTTCTGTCTTTACGTCCACCCGCACCATCTTCCCTTTCAGGTGCTTTAACCGTTTTGGTATCACCCATTTCTTCTAAAAATGTTGTGTTCCAATCATCTGGTTTTGCAAAAACTTGTGTAAGTTCTACATCGTTGGTTTCTGTTGTTGCTGTTGCACTATTGGTTACATCAAGTGTAACAACGGTTTTGTTTAGTTCATTTTCACCACTTGGTGTTTTCATATACACAGGTGCCATCAACAAGTTTGTGTCTTCAGGTACCATAAAAATCTGATTACCTTGTATTACAAATCTGTAGTTGTCTTTGTGTTCAACCATATCTGAGATTGTAAAGTTTGGATTATTTGAAAATATTGGATAGTCCTGTGGATTGTTCAATACATCATTCAATGTGTCTTCTACTTGTTCAATTGGAAATGCTTCGCTGTTGTTTGGTACCAATAGTGTTTGTCCATTGGCTTCAATTTCAACAGGAACAAATGCATTGTCTAATCTACCCAATGTCATTTCAATTGCACGTTCGTGTGTCATACCACCTGATACTTTTTGTAGGTAGTGTGCATATGCACCATCAAACAATGTGCCTTTTAGTTTTGGATTTGAACGTAATGGATCCGCATATTTGTCATTGAATAGTTGTGTAAAGTTTTCTTTTGCTTCTGTAAGTTTTACAACATCACCATTGTTGTTTACTACACCTTGTGATGTTAAATCAGCAACAAGTTGTTTTTGGTTTTTGATACCATTGTACATTGCTTCTGCTGTGTTGTAGTCACCTTGCTGTATCATATCAAACACGTGTTCAACACCACTGCTGTCTAATTCTAAATCATTAATTAATGATGGAAGATATTTGCCAAATTGTTTTTCTAATGCTTCAAAGTAACCGCCTTCAGCAAACAAGTCGTTGAATGATGCGTTTTCAATTGTTTGTTTTATTTCTGCTATTTGTTCTTTAGGCATAATGGTTCCGTTGTATGGACTTACACCTGTCATTTTCTTTTTGAGTACTAAACTTTCTTCAATTGCCGTTGGTGAACTAAAGTCTAATGTGTGTCCTGCATCAGTAACTATTTGCCAATCACTGCCATCTGCTTTTGCAATCAAATCTTTTTTGGCTTGTAGATTTGCTGTTAATGTGTCGTCAATTGATTGATACAACAATAACTGCTCTCTATTTTCAGCCATTTGTAAATCTGAAAGTTTGTTGCCATCAGCATCTTCACCTGTTGACAAACTTAATTCTAAATTATCAATGGTTGTCTTTACGTTCACAACTTCTTGTGCGTGTTCTGTAACACTGGCAGTTTTCATTTCTTTTACAAAACCACCTGCCAATTGTGCATTGTTCCAATTTGTTTCTAATGCATTGGCTTGTGTTTCATCCATTCCATATTCAATAAATTTTGATGTGCTAAATTCATAACCACTATCAATACCTTGTGCTTCAAGTTTGATAGCATCTTCTAATTGTGTAACACTGGTGTCTAACTTGGTTGAAAATAATGTTTTTTCTCTGTTGAATGTTGAATACAATTCATTTGATATCGCTTGTTTTTCTTTGACAGAAAGTGCTCTACCTAAATCATATCCCGCTTCACCAAACAAGTCGTTGGTTTCATTCATAAGTGTTTGAAATATTTCACCACCATTTCTTATGTCATTGATAAATTCTTCTTTGGTTACACCAAATCTTTTGTGTGTGTTATACCCGTGTCTAATGGCACTTAATTTAATTGTTGATGCCAATGTTTCTTTTAGTTCAAATGCTTTTGCTGGTGATAGTGTGCCATCCAAACTTTCAATACGTGCAACAAGTGTTCCATAATTTTCAATAACACCTTCATCTAAAAAACCACTTGCTGATATGCTGTTTTCTATATCAACAATGTCACTCATTGTTGCTTCATAGATTGTGTTTACGTGTTCTTCTTTGGCATATGCTAATTGCTGTGTGTTAACATATTGAAAATTTGATTGTAATTGATTGTCTAAATAATTTGCTATGTCTGGTTGTAGTTGGCTTGGTGTACTTGAGATAATATCTTCACGTAACTGCTGTGCGTCTGCATTGAAGCCATCTAAATTTGGCACAGGATTTTCCAAACTACTGCCGTCATATTGTGTTCTAATTTTGTATAAGTCTTCTTTGATTTTCTTTTGTGTGCCTGCTATGAAAGCCGCGTTGGCACCTTTTTGAAAGGCACTACCTGCAATAGTGTATTGATTTTCTGCTTCAATGTACGCCGCACCTTCTTTTAATGATTGGTTTTGTGCTTCAATACCTGCTTCGTATCCATCGTTCTTTGCTTTTTCATCTAACACTTCATTCGCATAGTTAACAATTTTTTGTGCATTTCTAATATTAGTGTCATCCAAACGTGGACGTGTGAAACGTCCTGTTGGTGCTCTTCTGTTTTCATATGTTGGTATCTTTGCCATTATCCGTGCCTTTTAATTACTGGAAACTTTAAACTTGTACTTGCACCTTTGTGCTTCACAAATCTTCCTTTGTGTTTCATCAATTTGATTCCACTTTTATTTTTCATAAAGTGAAAACCTTTTGGTGCTTTAATACTTTTTGTTGCCATTAATATTTTTTCTTCCTGCCATAACCTTTTTTAGATTTTGATTTTGTCTTCTTTGCTTTGGTTTTTTTACCGTAACTTTTTTTACCGTACATTTTATATTCCTCCTCTTATTCTACCTGCTTGGTCCAAATCCATTATGTTTCTATTGAATGAAAATGTTGTACCGCCTGTAGTTTGTGTTGGCACACTACCTCTTCGCATACCTGCCAAACTTAAATCCAACAAGTTGCCAAATGCTCTTTGTCTTCCACTTTGTCTGTAAACACTTGCTTCATATCTTTTGCTAACAACATTTGAATATGCATCAAACTTGTCTGCAAAATCTTCATAAGCAAATTCTCTCGCCGTGTCCGCAAACACATCAGTGGGCGTTCCTTCTAAAGCAACACCACTTGCTGAATACAAAGCACGTTGTTGCCCCACTACTCTTCTTAATTGTTTTCTGCGTTGCTCTTTACGTTCTAAATAAGCACGTTCACTTTGATCCGCTTCAAAGGCTGACAACGCCGCTTGTTGATTGGCTAAAGCAATATTCTGTTGTGCTGAATACAATGTACCTGCTGTGGCAATCAATGTTGCATATGGGGCTATCGCCGCACTTGCTGTACTCGCCGCTGTCGCCGCCGTACTCGCCGCCGCTACAATTGGTTGTATAAAACTCATCTAAATTTCCTTGTCATAATATTTACCGCCCTTTA